GGAAGTAATAACAGATAATATATAGTAGTTAAAATATATAAACATAATGTTGTTATATAAACATATACAATAAAATAGCATTATGAACGAATCTAAAAAGCGTGTGTTAGAAATTAAAAGTGTTCAGGTATCTCCTATACGAAACACAATAACAGCATTAAAAGATGTACTAACGGATGCGTCAATTACATTTACAAAACAAGGATTAAAAATTATAAATTTCGACAAGACGCATACTATACTAGTAAATGTAGTATTATATGCTGACCGGTTTGAACAGTATAGATGTGATCCAGACAAAATTATAGTATGTGCGAACACACTACATTTATTCAAGTTAATATCGACAATGTCTAATGACGATACATTAACAATCTATATTGATGAAGAAGACTACCACGATGGTGTGGTTTCACACTTGGGGTTACAATATGATAACGGAGACATTAAACAAAGATATACACAGAAATTAAGACTAATCGAACCAGACCCAGAGGAACTCATCGTCCCAGATGTAACGTATCCAATAACAATAAATCTACCAACAACAGATTTCCAGAAAATCATTCGTGATATGAATGGAATCTCAGACAGAATCGAAATAAAGTCATCTGGTAATGATTTAACATTCTCATGTAAAGGAACATTTGCGAGTTCAAATATATTCCGTTCAGAATCTAACGGCAATATGGAATTCTCGAAAAAACCAGATATGTCAGTTGTAGTCCAAGGCGAATTTTCATTAAAAAGTCTTGGACATTTTATTAAATGTACACCATTATGTACAAATCTAGAATTATATCTAGGAAATGATTTACCATTAATCGCAAAATATGACGTAGCCAGTTTAGGTGAGATTCGAATGTGTCTAGCAGATTTGCCTAGATTATAATAGTATAAAGTTTTTATTATTAGATATAATAACAAAAACACAAGCTAACGTGATTTAGTGACCCCTTTGGTATCAACCTTTGATGGTATGAAACTGGTTGCTGAAGAATGTTTCTTAAATAAACAACCTTCTTTTGATAGATTTAATATATCTATCATTGTATCGGGGTCTTGAATAGAACAATCACCCAGCCATACTTTTACAACGCAAAAATTTCGTTTCGGTGAAATAGTAATGCCAGTGACATTTTTATTTTGAGACTTGTTAGTGAATAGAGTTTCGCCACATACAGCGTAGAATAGATCTTTCCAAACGGTATCAACTACTTTATTTAAAACTTTAAACGAAAAACAACCACCCTCCCGATTTGCAGAATCTTCCCACATAGGTGTAACATTTTTTCTCATTACAAATAACATACAATATTTTATTATTTTTTCTGGTAAATATTCATTTATAACAATCGCACGTTCGGCGGTATTAATGTCACTCGCGATCATGTCGTAACTTTTAAGGTCCCATCGTTTGTCGTGTGGTAAATGGAAATATATATCCCACGTACCAAGCAACGGATGTGACAATTTGCTTATATAATTTTTCGAATTTGTAATAGTTGTTTCCATGCCTCTCTAATAGTATTAGTATATATTTTTTAAATTGATTTAACTTATTAGTTTTACAACTTCATATTTGGTGTCAGTTAATCTTATATATTGGTCACTGGTTAACACCGTATCTTTTATATCTGTGTCTAAGATAATTAACTTATAATCATTGTCGAAAATATACGGTTCGTTCTGGTAATTTAAACATTTCAACACAAAACAAGGTGAAAACAATTCATTTCCTGCAATTAAAAACCTCTTGTCTAAATTCAATGATATAGTTGTTTTCATATTAATATGACTATATTCGATGGACAAAAAACAATTCCTAACAGGGATAATATCAGTTGCCGGAACATCTGTAAGGTCTTTATGTATTAACCTAGACAATATGTAATCATGAGTTAGATTCCTATAATGAAGTAACACCAGATATTCTAATTCATTCTTTTGAATAATTGGTTCTATTAAATAGAAAATACTTTTATACTTTGTTATCAATGTAGATAACACTTCAGTAGTTTTAGTACTATATATAAGTGAATCGGCATTCACATATTCTTCTTTATAATTAATATCTTTATAACAAATTTTAAAATAAGAGAAAGGTGGTTCGATCAAGTGAGACACAGAGGATTGTTTCACATGATATAGACTATCATGAAATTGGTCGATACATCTATGAAATAAATCATTGTCAATGTATAATTTATGATAACTTAACTCCATATGTGTCTTGATATTATTGAACAATATAAGTAGTTGTAATCCAATATTTAAAACGTATTGAGTTAATAAATCTAAAAAGTTGTCGAAATTGTATGACATATACAGATTATAAATGAAAACCTTTAAGTTTATTTCACCACATTACATTCAACTATCACTCTGTATCATCATCATCATAAGCAATACTAACAGTATCGTTGGGTTCCAATATACATATTGTCGTAATCTTATTAATCAATGTGTCGATACGCGCAACGGTTTGAATGCAATTTGAATATGTTTCTCTTAAATTCAAAAGACCTTTATTCGCGTTCAATAAAAGACTTTTGTATATACTATATTTTTGCGTGTCGCGATTGTATTCATCTAATGCTCGAGTAACAATACGGTTAATTTTTTTAATGGTCTCGTCTCTACTGTCGTGTCGTATCCATCGCCTCACGCTTTCGGGTATGTAACTCGTTTGTTCCAAATTCAAGTAAATACCAGAAGTGTATAATTTGGTATTTATTTGCACCTTACTTATTACAATTAAATTAACAACCAGTTCGTCATCTGCGTTCATTCCTATATTACAATGATATCTTTTTATTATAGTTTTTATTATGATTGTAATAAATTTGAGTTAGCATAAAATGCGAAAATAAAATTATAAATGAAGTTGTTTTAGGCAAAATGTTGTTTTATTAACAGACTAATAAATATATTCTGTGCGCGTTGTTTATAGAATGTATAATTTGTCATATTTTAGCGAATAAATTATTTCACGTATATATACCTAATGAATTGTAAATCGTAAAACTGTGATGTTAGTTTTCTACTTCATCGTCAGTATCTTACGCGTGATAAATTTCATATTTTTTAAACAAATTACAAAAGGTTTAGAGTATAATTACTTTAGTGAAATCGATGGTTGAAATATTATATTTTTATAATATATATAGTTAGAATGAAACAAAAAACTGAATGGATGCAGCGTTTGCAACAAGTTTACAAGAAAGGTAAGCAACGAAATAGCGATTACAGATACTCAGAAGCTATGAAAGATGCTGCGGCAGGTTACAAAAAGTCGCACAGTGGAGGTCAAAATCATAAGACTAAACATTATACTGGTGGTCTTGAAGAAAAACGTCAAGGAGATGGTGAAGGAGATGGTGAAGATCACGGAGAAGATCACGGAGAAGATGAAGCAGTAAGTAAAGAAAATCACGTAGAAGAAGAAGTTAAAGAAGGAGAAGGAGGGTTCCTTGGTGGTTTGTTCGGCGGAAGAAAGAGCAGACAAAATAGAAATAAATCCCACAGAAATAGGTCGAAGAAGAACAGAACGCACGGTGGCAAAAAGTGCAAACGTACAAAATCAAAGAAACATAGACAAACGCACAAAAAATAATAATTGGAAATACATCATTATCACGTATACTAAATACATCATAATGAATAAATAATTATAGGCCCATTCTAGATATCAATGGACACCACATTTTTATCTGATTTACGCCTAGACGACTTCTTAGGAAGAATCATATTGTTCATATCTGCTATGCTTGAAATACTAACTACTGAATCATTATCTTTAGGGTCGTTCCGGATGTCTACGGTTTTGGTTTTTAATCCAGACAATATATCATTAATATTGGTATTACTTGGACCAGACATTTCGGGTCTAGACTGACTATTCGTAGATGAACGTGCATCCATTTTTAAACCAGATTCACGGAACATAGTAGAACCAATATTATCATTTGATGTAAAATTCATACCAGGTCTTGGTGGAGGTGCTTGGTCACGAGTTTTAACAGCAACTGGTGGCGGATTGTTGGTTCCTGGTTTATTTCGCTGTAACAATTCACTAGCAAAAGACATGCCAGGTGCTGTTTCTTTCATTGAATTAACTGTCGCATCAGTAAACATTCGCATTAATTCGGGAGACTGTTTAATAACATCATTAAATCCAGGTGCGGCTGTAGAAAGGGCTTTATTACTAAAATGAATGACACTCGCACTGAACCCTAAACGAAGTAAAAGACTAAGTTCCGGACTCATCTTACCTCCCTTGTATTTTGCGTGTAATTCTTCGAATATTTCATTATAACTATCAACGTCCTCTCCTATAGATTCACCCCAGCCATCAAGCGAGATGCCGAAGGGGTCAAACATAGAATTACCATATTCGATTGTATTTACCATAGTAATTAGCCAATTTTGTTGTATCTTTACAGAATCGCGTTTACGTTTATCATCCAAAGCTCCTTCGTATTCGTCTTCAATATCCTCAAAATTAGAATCCATGGTATATTTTGACATATTTTTTATGATACCCCTTTCATGCCAATCTTCTAAATTTTTCAACATTGTTCGCTTCTTTCTACGCTTATCTCTATCATTCATATTATTAGACGATGAATGTTTGTTATCACCACCTATACCAGTTAATTTTGTAAATCCATCCCAAGTCTTACTATGTGTACCCATAGATTCTGCTGTAGAAGAACCCAATTTAGAATCATTTCCAGTAACGCGCTCCACGTTTTCATTTTCATTCATTCCGAATATGTTTTTTGCAAATCCACCAAACGAATTATTGGTATTAACCTTTTTCACTTGCGAATTATTGCCATCATAGCTTGTATTAATGTTAATGGATGAAAGATCATTCAACTCGTCTTCTAGTTTATTTAATTCGCCTAAATCAATCTTAGTTTTCGATGTATCTACTGATTTTTTGTCATTCATTAATAACTCCATTCCTTCACCTAGAGAACTCATTGTTCTTGAAGTGTCGCTTCTTCCTATTGTAATATTAATCGGTTCTAATTCAGATAAATCAATTGCTTCCATAATCTATTATTATTATACAAAATTTATGTTTAAGTTCTACGCGATATTAATAATATTATGTTTTCTGAAATACCATAAACCTTGTAAAAATGCGTCAGCTAGGTCGTCTATTTTTTTATGTTCAAATATATGCGATTTCCACACATGAAATAAGGGGTTCTCCATAATACGTTTTGTATGATATACCGCGTCCATTTTATGTTGTTTGTAATTTGAGTCTATTGTATCGTGTTCTTTCTCAAACCCCTTTAGTTTATTAGATGACGATACGAAATCTATTTTTATAGTATCATGTCTCATAATAAAATACTGTGCCAACATACCTTGGATTGATTTCATGCGATTCGCAATTGGTGATATTTGGTTCTCTATGATTACACGTTCTAGTTGAGAAAAATCAATCTTATCAAATTCGGTTTTTATGTTTTTACCAATAGTCACTAAATCTATATTAGATGCGTTGCTTTTAGACTTTATAACTTGTTTCAGTGAATTTTTATCAAAGTATTCTAATAGCTGTTTAACTATAGATTTCTTGCTGTTTTCTGGTTTAATATTAAACGACAAAGCAAATTGTTTTATTTCATCTATTTTCATTTTGTTCAACGAACTATTCTTATGATCATTAGACGGCATTAACCAATGACTGGTCTTAGCGTGTTTCTCACAAAAGCAAACTTCATCCTTAATGTATTTTGCTTTTTTTCCACATTCTTTGACGGATGATTGGATATTTTTTTTTGCGCTACCTTTTATCGTAATATTGTTATTACATAAAACGTTGTTTTTAATAGAATCGGGCATAAGATTAATGACATCCCAACACTTGATTTCTACGTTTTCACCCGACACGTCAAAATAACAATAAGCCATATTTTTTATACCGACATCAAAACTAACTAACTTCATCTATATAAGAACGTATTAAAAAGTTTATATATAAATTTATATGTATAAATAAACACTCTAATATATATGAATCAATACGGTATAAATACAACACTTCGTTTAATTGTATGAAGTGTTGCATATACGATTCTAATATAACAAATACAATTCTATTCTACATTCAAGTGTTAGAAAACGAAGAAAATGAAAATACAAAATTAAAAGCAGTAGATATAAATTTATCATTTATACCAACTTATGGAATAGATATGGAACGGGTTATTGCTGCCAATAACAAAGTTTTAATTTACGATGATAACAAAGGAAAAATAAACGAATTGTATCAAGGAAACAATGTGTATATAGTTATTGAAACAAATGAGAATAAAATGTATGATAGAAATGTTGATTTCGATAATGTTAAACTGGTAGTTTTTATTTCATATTATGACGTTGAATTAGATAAACAAACTGATTTATTATTAAATTCATCATTTACATCTGAAAATAACGAGCAACTAGAGCTAATAATACGTAACATAAAATCTGGAAATCGTAAGACAATTGAACCGTGTATGAAACTACAATTATAATGATGCGTGACGCGTATTATAGTCTCTAATAATAGTCGCTTTATTTGTCATATATTTACGATAATCTGAATTTGTTTTTATTGATGAATTAAGTAATATTTTATTATTGTCCGATGCTTCTGGTTGCCAAAAAGCCTTCAACTCATTACCGTTGTTATTCTTCATCGAAGGAATAATTGGTTCATCAACCGGTTTTACAAATAACGAAAAAAAACTATGTGGTCTGACATTAGAGTCGAAATTTGCGTATCTAATGCTTGGTACAAAAGACATATTATATATATATACATTTATTCTATAATTTAATTCAACAACAAAACGTCAATAATCGCGTTTTTTGTCATAGCATCGTCAAACTCAATGTCTTTTCCTTTTGCTATTTGCCTTAATTGTGCGAGTTTAAGTTTTCTCAATGCACTCTTAGTTAAATTACTTTTAATCGCATCATCTAAGTCGAACTCACTTTCATCAACAATATTATCTATGCTGGATAGGTCAGATGCGTTTAATTTCAAAGATAGAGTATCATTTTCAACCAAAATGACTAAACCGTCATCGACAAGGGTTGATTGCGTGACTTGGTCGCTTAAATCTATAACTGTTATGTCAATATTTGGTATAGTTATCTTATCATTAGACAGATTATTAATTACAATTTCAGCATCTGACTCATCATTATCAGACTCATCATTATCGGACTCATCATTATCGGACTCATCATTATCGGACTCATCATTATCGGACTCATCATTATCGGACTCATCATTGACGGACTCATCATTGTCAGATTCGTGATTATTTGACTCAGGTTGATTATTAATCGCTACATCATCTAAAGTTTCGTAAGATACTTGTTCTATACAATTGCTTCGCTTAAAATCCAATACTTCTTTTGCCAAGTTTTGAACAATGTCGAACATTGTATCACATTTTGTTTCCATATTTTCCATTCGTTTTTTGAAATGATATACAAAAGTTACAATCAATGCGAAAGTAATAGCTAAACTTAAAAGGAAGAAAGTCTCGATGAATTTAAAAGATATCATTTAAATATTTACATAATAAATTTAACCACGCCAAACGAACATAATATAATAAATATATATATATTATATAATAATGAACACAATAACAACTTTAACAGAAGACGAAGTGAATAATCAAAACTATCCACAATTTTACAAACAAGATATATCATCATATACATTCGAGTTTAAAAATATTATTATTATAATTTTAGTAATATTACTAATTCTCTCATTTCTCGGTATAAATCTAATTCAATACATAAGCAATATATTCGAATATATAATAAATATGCTTACTCCTTTAATCGGTAGTTTTGTATCAGCGTTTGCTTACATAACAGGCGTAACATTAAACACTACAACAGACGTGATAAGTGATACTGCTAAAACTGGAATAGACATAGCAGAAGATACAATCCAAAGTGTAGGCAATATATTAATAAACGCAAGTAGAATAGATCATAAAACCGAGATATCTGACAAGATAGAATCGTCAAGTGATAGCGAAGTAAAATACGAACCAGAACCTGATTACAGTGAAACCAGTATACAAAACCCAATAAGTGCTAAGAAAACAAAATGGTGTTTAGTAGGAGACCACAATCAAAAACGGTCTTGTGCGTCAGTCCAAGACGCAGATAAATGCATGTCAGGAGACATTTTTCCAACACATGCAATTTGTTTGAACCCAAACCTCATTACGAATGTTATACCAGAAAAACAACGCGTATAACATATTAAATAGAATAAAATGTTTGATAACTATAATAATAATAGTTATCAAATGAATGCAATACGACAAAGTTGTACGATGTTAAAATTCAAAAGGATAAATATTGTTTTGGACGATGATTGGATAGTGTGTGAATGCATAAACACAATAAAAATAAATACAATTTCAAATAAAACCACAACAAGCTTTAGAGAGGAAACTAATGTAAAACAAAAACCTATTCATCAAGACTATATATATAACAATATAAACATGGGTATTCGCAATACTAATACAAACCCCATAAAACCAATGTCGCAAAAAACGTTTGTGTTTAACAAATCGTGAATTGTTCTATAAAAAATCACGACACAATAATTATGATTAACCTTGTGCTATACCAATAATTGTAAAATCTTTATGAAATGGTATTATATTTGTCGAACCACTATTAACTAATTCTGTTGTATGTACGTTATTTGATGAATGTAGATTATTATCTGTTAGATTCATAAAAACAGAAGATACATAGGACGGTATACCCATTAAAGTTAGGTAATTATTATTGTCTTGTTTTTTAATATCAAATTTAATTTGTATTTCATAATATGAGAGAGTCTCTATATTTAATATTACATTTAAAGGCATATTACCTATATACCGAAGTACTGAAAAATTATTGGAATTTCGTATAACATAATTCAATGAAATATCATTAAAATGATTAGTCACCGTAGGTATAGTGACAATTCCTCCTCTATGGTCAATAACCCGAACATCGATATTACCAATAAATGTATGATTTGATGAATTATCGATTATATATTCTCCTGAAATATCACCAGATACATATAAACCGATAGGAATATCCATATTAAATAAATATTCTCTATTGATTTGTTCGCTGTCGATATTATCAATATTATGAGAAATTTTAACCAATGTTGTCCATTCATTATTCAAAGATTGAATATTGGTTCCCGCATTAAACGACCACGCTTTTAAGAAATCAACGTCTGGAGTTCCGAATTGTTGTACGTTAGTAGCATATTTATACAAAGGCACTTCTGGTCTATACTGTATATTAAATGATGGTCCTGGAATTCCAGCAGCACTCGACGATGTAGGTAAATAAAGGTCAGAAGTACACCTAGATACATTATAAGTAGTAGACGACCCATCTGCGTTTTCGACCACTTTATTACTCATCCGTCCTACAGATTCAATTGTCTGTTTAAATTTATTCGCACTAGTTAGTTTAGCCTGAACACTAGATGTTTTATTATATTGAAGTATTTCCGCTTTTCTACGTTCAGATATTCTATAAGATGTAATCAAATTGCCACTAGCATCAGTTTTTTGTGTCCCATCTATATTAATATATGGATTTTGAATTTCTAATCGTATAGGTGCAATTCGACTGTTCAATATCTTACGCCTTCTAGCTAATAATTCACATAATGATTCAGACATAGTAATATATACACCTTTGGACATTTAAGTTCGCACAAAAATACGAAAATAAATATTATGCTAAATGACATAAATAATATTTATCATACTATTCTAACAATGAATGTTGATGAAATTATAAAAAAAAATGAATTATTAGAAGAACAAAATAAAAAATTACAAGATGAATTAATTCAAACCAAACAGCATCTTAATATTTATACAATGAAAAATAAAAAATATTATGAAGATAATAAAGAAATTCATAAACAGCGAGTTAAGGAATATAAAGAAAAAACGAATTATTCTGCTAATTTATCAAATGAAAAAAAGAAAGAATATGCTCGCCGAGCGTATTTGAATAAAAAAGATAAGTTAAAAAAACTTGAAGAAAAAATCGAAAATGAAAACATTTAGGAATTTATATAATTAAGAAATAACTATATAAATATTTATCTTTATGTATAATATAGAATGTCTAACGGAGTAAAGAAAAAGAAGAAGTTGAAAGACGAATTCAAGGAGTTTAGGAATAATGATAAATCTGCTTACAAAACACTCAAAATACCACTCAAAAATGTTTTACTCAACCGAGATTTAGTTCAACCAATAATAAATAATTTGGTTTTTGAAATGAACGATTTGATGATACATTCCTACCAGTTTATTCGCTTGTATGTTTTGAATTGCTATTCCAATAAAAATGCTTTGCCTGAAATTGATAACACTTTTATTTTGTATTGTATCAAAACATTAGGAACACGAAGTAATCAAGGCGTAAAAAGTAAAAATACGGAATTACTTGATAAGTTGGGAAAGTTTTATTTGGAAGAGTATCAACCTCTGGTAAATCACGAGAAAACCAATTTGAAAAACACCACTTTTTTATTACCATATTTAGCAACACAAATTCATACTTCTTTATACAACAACGCACAAGAACATTTTATTCAGCACTTTTTGAGATTTATTAACAAAACAACACCACAAATAACAGAGGATAAATATATTTTATTCAAATTGAAACATCAATTGATGAGTTTGGATAATGAAACCGATGAAATTTTCAATGAATGGAAAACCACCCATTTATTCAATATATTACCAAGCAACATAACCAAGTCGGTTTATTAT